CTGCTTTACTTAAACCTGACCTAATAAAAACAAGGCCCACATATCCCTCTGGTATCTCGACTGCGATACCCGTACCGACCAGCACTGATGCTCCACTAGATACTAGCGCGTCTTCCTCTGAGTGCAGATCGAGTCCCGCAGAACCCGCTGTCCCTCTGGTCGGCGTGATCGCCGTTGTTGTCAGTTTCGTAAATCTCATTATCGCCCCCGGTAGAAAATATGGTTGTCGATTCTTGTTGTTCGCTCCAATTCCGCTGCCCACCAAGGACGGACTCTGGTCGCATGGTAGTGTGTTGCCCCACCAGTGGGGTCTCGCAAAAAGTTCCCTGCCGTTAACATTGTGACCAGCAAAGCTTTGGCGTATGCCCAATCATCGTGGATGTCCTCGCGCAGCCCGTCACACATATACGAAAACTGACACTCGCCCCTTCGATGTTCGTCCTGGGTGACTACCTCACACGCGGTGTCCGGATAGCCAGGTGCTGCCGTCCTGTGATAGATCACCCACGCTACTGCGGCTTGACCCTCTATAGGCTCGCCACGGGCTTCAAAATAGATCGCTGACGCGATGCAGAATAGAGAGGCGATCATTTGTCATAACTCCGCTCCTTTAGCATAGCGTCTGCTATTCGGTATGCTCTAAGCGCAAATTCGGAATACTCCGCCTGCAAGTTGCTGTCAGACAGCATCCCTTGCAGTGCTTTCGCCGCGAAATAGTCTCTTAAAGTAAGTTCTTCTTTCATTTGGTAGCCCTCATTCGCCGCCATAGGCGGGCGATCTCTTTTCGTTGTTGTGGGTCGTTTGCTCCATCAAGCTGGCGATACTTCTCTCGGATAGCGAACTTGAGAAACTCCCTCATCGCATCGCCTTCAGATCATGCTCACGCACCCAGGCTTCCAGCTTGTGCCGCACGTGCTCCCGGCTGTAGCCGAAAAATACCAAGCCGTCTGTGTCCAGGCGGAACCAATCATTCTTAATCTGTCGTATCGTCATCGCTTTCTTCCTCCTCTGGTGGGTTGCAGTGGATGCAGCCTGGGTGATCTGGGTCTCTGCAATCAGGATGCCTAGCTAAATCTTGTCTGTACCAGCGCAGGCGTAGGTTGTCGTCACACATACTGCACCGCCCCGCACTGCTTGAGATAACGATGCGGCCTGCCGAGCTTGCGTTCCAGTTCGCGGATACGCTTCGCAAGGCGGGCACGTTCGCGGTTCATCAAGGTCATAATGAAGCCCTTGGTAAATGCACTGTCGCTCAGTGGGCGGGCGCGTTTCCAAAAACCGTAGCTCATAGGATCACCATCGCGCCAACAAGAAAGGCGCAGAGAAGGGTTAGTATCATCGCTTTGGTTTCACTCACTTCTGCGCTCCTTCGGCCAGCATAAGAATGTATGCTGACACTGTCAGGCCCAGCTTGCGGGCTGCTCGCATAATCTGCATATGCTGTTCAGATGTGACGCGGATGTTTATATTCTTGTCTTTCAATTTTGGCTCCTTGGTGGTGGCCGTCTGTGGTTGGGTTGGTTTAGTCTACAGACGATTCTCGAAAACAAGTCGCAATGAGGTCGCCACTTGGATCGACAAGCCCGCAGATGCCATTGTTGAGTGTGAAGACGCAGCACATATGCCCCTGCGCTTCCAAGGCGTTTTTTAGGTTCTGCATCTCCTCAAACGATTGGAGCAGCTTGCCTTCAAAGTCCGTCATGAGCTGTATGGCTTGTTCCAGCCTTGCTGCCTGCCTTCTGGCATTTTCCACCGCTTTGTTTATGTTTTTGTCTTGCAAGTGTCGATAGATCGCGCCGAATATTTTTTGCATGGTGTTTACCTCAGTTCAGGCCGTCCGTGGCCGGGGGTGGTTAGTTAAAACTGCTGACGATGAGTTTCAAAGGCTTCCATGCAGGGTAGTAGCCAAAGCCGGTCATTCCGTTGCTCAACGTCACACGAACACTTGAATCCATCCCGCCGTCAATAATTTGCACAACTTCGGCACTGATAGAATCTAAAAACTTTTTACTTTCTTGGGTAATGTTGGTCATGGCGGCTTTTCCCTTTTGTCTCCGCTGAATTGCGGTATGTGCGTACAATAAACAATCCCCGCCCATATGTATACACATTTTATACAAATAGTTTCTATTGATTGCGGGCGGGGTGTTCTATTTTCTTTATCCACTCCCCGAACGCCTGCCATGCGGCGTCACAGCCGAAGGCCACGCACACGAACGCACCGGCCTTGAGCGATGCCTCCAGATACTCCACCTGCCCGTCTTGCCAGCGGCTCTTGGTGTGGTCGCGGCGTTTCAGCTCGCAGACGAACGCCGGACAGCCTGGGATCACAATGTCCGCCGCGCCGGGTGTCATGCCTTCGCTTTTCTGGGTCATGGTCTGCGCGTGGCTGCGCTTGCCTTCGTTGCGGGGGTGGATCGCAGTCAGCCCGTGGCTGTCGGGGTACTCGCGGCGCAGCCGTGCGAAGAACGTGACCTGCTCCAAGGACTCAGACGGACAGCGGCTGTCCCTGTGCTCCATGCTGCCGTACACTGGCAACCACTCTGGGGTTTTCATATGCTTCTGGCTCCTGATCTGGCGGCTGGTTAAATGCCAGGGTCTCGTAGAACCCGCTGGCTTGCTTTCTGTACGTTACCGTCTGGGGCATTTGCCCGCCTTGCGTAAACTGCTCAAACTGCTCCAGCCGCCGCTGTGGCCGACCGTCCAGACCCTTGGGAAGCCAGATAGAAAAGGATCGGTACTCGGTTACAAAATCCGCTTTGATGCACTCCCTGCCACTGCGGGCAATGGTGGTGCCGAACTGCAAGGACAGTACCCGGTCACACTGTATCTGCGTGGGGTCTTTCTTGTGCGCCTTGAACTCTATCCGCAACTTCTCGTTTGGGTCTACCAGCTCGGCTTTGCAGGCGCAGCAGTACCTGGCGGCAATGTCGTTGTCTTTCAAACAGCGTGGGCATTCTTTGAACGTCCAGCGGTACGAGCACTGCAATAACCGACCTCCAGGTGCTGGGTGGTACGCTCGGCATCTTCGCCCGTAGTGTGCTGGGAACCCTGCGCCCTGCTCTGTCTCTACCGGATGCCCGTCCAGGTCGAGGAAATACCCCTCGGCGCTGATCTGGAATCCCGCGTCATTCTTGCGGGCAGCAAACTCGTTCTCCACTCCGCAGTCCGGGCATTGTGCCTTGACGCTAACCTCGCCCGCCGCGCTCATGCTAGCCCGCACCTCTGGAGCGAACACATCGCCGTCCGGGCAGTGCCGCTCAATGTTCTCGGCGTAGTCCAAGATCAGGCAGTCAGCCTTGCCGGGAGACACCCGCAGACCGCGCCCGATGATCTGCTGGAGCAATCCCACGGACTCGGTGGCCCGTAGCAGTGCCACAACGTCAACGTGCGGGGCGTCGAAGCCTGTGGTCAGCACGGACACGTTTACAATGTACTTGATCTGCTGCGCCTTGAATCGGCGCAATATGCTGGCCCGCTCGCCCTTGGGCGTCCCTCCTGTGACAATTGCAGAGAGGTGCGGCGGCAGGCTTTCCATGCACTCGCGGGCGTGTTGCACTGTGGCGGCAAAGATGATCACGCCACGGCGGTTCTGCGCCTGTTCCACAACGTCTGCAATCACCGCAGAAGTCTTGCGCCCCTTCCCGACGAAAGCCTGATCCACCTCTGCCGCGTCAAACTTGCCCTGCCGGTTCAGTGCCATGCCGAGAGTCTGATACCCGTCTGCGTTAATAGAGCCAATCACCGGGGGCGTGAGAAAGCCACGGGCTATCAACTCCGGGGCGGTGATCTTGCTCACCAGACGCATAAAGTATGGGCCGCTGGTCTGCTGTTCGCTCACGGGCCTGCCGTGCTCGTCCAGCCGGTAGATGTACCCCGTCCGCATCCTGTAGGGCGTGGCTGAAAGGCCGATCACCCGCAGGTGCGGGTTGGCCTCCTGCATTCGCTCAATGATGTGCCGGATCGTGGGCGTTATGCCGTGGCACTCGTCCACCACTACGGCGCAGAACTGAGCGCCGAAGCGGTGGATTTTGTTTTTAATCGTGCCAGGGGTGCCGAACACGACCGGGTGCCGCAGCTCTTTGGCCCCTAGCGAGGCGCTGAACACGCTCGCTTGGTTGCCGGTAGCAACGTACTTCTCTCGGTTCTGGACTACCAGTTCCGCCGAAGGAGCGATGCACAGGATGTGCTTGCCCTTGCTGATCCTGTGCAGCGTTTGCGCGATGGCCGCAATGATGTGGCTCTTGCCTGCGCCGGTAGCCGCCTCTATCAGACACGGCTCGGTGCAGACTCGCGTCCAGTCAATGACGCTATCGTGGGCGGTTTGTTGGTAGTCGCGCAGCACGGTCAATCCTCCTTGTAGCCAGTAAAGCCAACAGGGTGCCTGTCCCAGAAAACATGGTCTGATATTCTGTTGCCGAACACCCCCTTTACCACTTCCACGACCACAACATTTGTCGCTCCGCGCTTTATAAAATAACTGTGCATTTCTTGAGCTGTCTCAAAGTCTCGATAAAACCCATCAGTTGCACCCGTATTAAAATCAACAATTGCAAAGACATTGCTCATTACGACAACCTCCAATAACTCGTTGGCTTCCCGCGATAGGGTTCCAGATCAACATCAGGGCAGTGCTTTTTCACAACCTGGGCATAAGACACTGCGCCCTCCCGCTCCACCTTGGTAAACGGCCTGCCGCACATGAGCGAGTCCCGCCCGTCTGCCACCAGCGCAAGCTCGTCGATAATCTCCTTCTTGCGCGTAGTGGCAAAGTCCAACTGGTCGCAGACCTCGTCATACTCGCGCAGCAGCTTTGCCACTGACGCTGTCTCGATCTCTTTGCGTAGAGGTTTCAGGTGTTCCGGGTTGTCGATCTCGGACAAGAACAACTCGTAAAACTCGCGCAATGGTGCAATGTGCTTGGTAAGCCATACGTTGTCACGATGCACAAGATCAAGGTGCGTGGTATGGCTTGCCCATTGCCAGAAGTAACACCTCTGTGCGTTGGCACACAGCATCTGCACCTGCATCTGTGCGTAGTAGTGCGGGTAATCCGAAACCGGCTTGTGCTGTGTGCCGCCCTTGGGGTCACGCATCCGGTACGGACACTTGACCTCCAGCAGTGCAAGTCCGTCCTGCCCGTCGAGCACTATCCCGTCAGGGCTTGCGCCGATCCAGCCGGACTCATGCACCATAAAGCCTACCTTTCGCACCGTGTATCCAGCGTCCATTGCAAAGTCTACAATTGCGCCTGGTTCACGGGAGGTGCCGTACTCGGTCGCCGCGTTGCCGGTAAAC